GGGGGGCTTGTGAAAAATTTCACAGGCAGGGGCAGCGCGTGGTCGGCGCGGCGCGGGGGGCAAAGAGAGGCCCCCCTGACCTGGTGGGAGGGTCAGGGGGGCGGTGGGGGGAGGGGAGGGGGGGGGAGGGACGCGGGGAGGGGTTAGGTGACCTTGGAGGCCTCCGGCAGGAGCAGCGCGTGGCCGGCGCGGCGCGAAGCTATTTCCTTGCGTCGAGCTTGAAGGATCGCCTCTCTCTCGTCGGGGTCAAGCAGATACCAACATTCCATGCAGAACCATTCTTTCGGTGGCAGTTCTACTGAGCATTTGTCGTTCGGTACGTGCGGATTGGTTTTCATTGCTTCCTCTTCCGGTCTTCTTCTTCTTGCGCCTTCTTGACTTCAGCGTGGTACCAGACTCTCAGTAGATGTCCGATACGCGCTACACCTAGCTTGGGGTCGCCGTCGCCGGCAGTCCCTAGTAGACCTTCAGCGTTACGGAACAGAAGGTCGACAATTTCGGGGTCCATTTCTTCTTCGCTTCCTTTATCGGGTGCCGATTCGTGGAAAGATAGGTGAACATGATCGTAATGATTGGCGGTCACTGAACCCCGGTCTGCCATCGAACGCCAGTAAGGCGCTATTTTGGGGTTGTAGATTTGTTGGCGAAAAATGAGATAGTCGATGCGGTATTTCTCTATGTTCTCTATAGCAAATTCGCATAGACGATGACCGGGTTCGGGATACTCGACATTGACGAAACAGTCAACCGCGAGGTCGTGAGTTGGTTGGTGGCCATAGTAGGTCCCGTATGATGTAACGCCAGATACGGATTCAGCGTCGTCGGCGAAAGACTGTACATGAGGTTGTACTTGAATGCCACCACGTATTAGAGCCATTTATCGGTTCCCCTTTCTGGCATTGTGATAGGCGCACCGAGGGGCGTATCCCCCATACGCTGCTCCTGGCGTTACGTGGTCGACTTGAATTTCGCCTCGGCATAGACCGTCGTAACCGTCGACACACGTTCGGCCTTGCGCGGCCCAATGCCTCCGGATTGCGAGACTCTTTTGGGTCCAACCGCGTCCTCGCCGTTGCCTGCCGGCGCGGGACAACGCTCTGGCGTTGGCCTTTGCGCAACGGTGGCACCTGGTGTTTTCGGTCAAGCGGTCGCAGTCCAGACAGTGCTTGAGCATGTCATGCCAACGATATCAGACTCAGTGACGCGATTATCAGCGGATCGACGTGAATCAACAATGATCCGCCAGAAGTATGCAACGCAACGCATTCGACATAGCCCGCTGCCGCGAGGTTGACGTCAACGCTAATGGCGCTACCGACATACCAAATGGTATTGCCAACGGAGTTGTGAACCCCATGGATCACTCCAGCGTTGTCCCGTATCCATAGTTGCCGTATGCCGGTTGAGTTGACGTCAAACGCTGCACTGAACTTGGCGCTGTAGAATCCTGCTACAGGCGCGATCAGTCTTGTGGGGAATGCTACCGACCACATATTGGCCGTATCCCAATCTTCAACGCTGAATGCAATTGCGGTAGCGGTAGACGTGGGTATGCTTTGTGAAGTCGTACGTCGAACCTTGCAAGCTGGCGGTTTGGCGGCGGCGATAATCGAATCGCGCACTTTTGTGTTCCAGTCCGCTGCATTGAGGGTAGCGCCTGGAACGGCAGTTGGTGGCGTCATGTACGGCATTAGAAGAAGAACCTCCAATCGTCATCGTCCCATTGAGTTTCATCGAAATGGAAATAGTTAAACGCATCCGTCGGGTCAATTAGGAACAGAGTCTCCCAAGTTAACGGACCGAATTCATGAGAGATTCCTTCAATAATTACGTCACGTTCAATGGGTGCCCCTATGTCTTGGGGCCGTCTTTTCCAGGTGACCCTATCGCCTAATTCACGTCCTAGGATTTGCGGGAAAAGAGAATTGGGGTTTATTCGTGGAAGGATTTTGAGTGATTCGACAACGGGGGTCAACCTGGCCAGTTTGGCTACGCGCAACGCTGCCAAGTTGAACTCAAAGTCCGGAGTCAACCATTCGGACGTTATCTCTGGGCCTACCCTTACACGTCGGCCAGCGGCGATACTTGGGGCGTCCTCTGCCGCAATTATAAACTCACGTCCTTCTGCGTCGATCCATTTGCGCCTCACTATGTTCTCGACTGTCTCGGTGTCGAGCGTAAAGTCTCCCATTTCAACGTAGGGTAATTCGCCTATGCCGTCACCGAATGTTGCTTGTGACACTGTATAAGGAGGGGAGGCGTGTTCTTGTCTAGAAATGATCCGTAGGGTTCCGTCCCGCTCTACGAACGGTGTTCTGTGTTCTGCGGTCGCGGCTAAGCGAGCCAGGTGCGCTATTGGTGTTTCCTTTAGCTTGGTTGCGCGCAAGAACATGCCCCAGTCGGTCGTTATGTCTCTCTTTAGCGGATCCCAACCTACAGCATCCAGTATGCGTGTAATCCGCGTAAAGACGTCATCGACGCTATACCCTGCTGTCGCGTTTCGCATGAACCCCATATCGAGCGAAGAGATGAAATAGTTGTATGTCGCAATTTCATCTATGCGCCATTGATAAGCGTTTGCGCCTACGATTGTGAGCGATGGCGTTAACTTTGAGCCGGTTCCAATTTGTGTAGCGACATCTTCAATTGAAAAGTTGCCGAATTGGAAGATGCGTATATATGGCGAGGTTGTGTTGAACTGGATATTTATAAGTTTGCCTTCGTCCTCGCTCCCCGGAAACGACGTGACGTTGCCGAAAGGTCCGCCACTTCGAATATAGGTAGGCACCGTTTCGCCGGGGGTCCAAGTGCGGACGTTAAGGAATCCGCTTGAGTCTATCCAAATTGACAGTCCATATGGCAATAGGATGTCGCGCATGAGGAAAGCTATTTGGCTACCCGTCAACAACCCGGTCGGGAAGTTGAGCAGAAAGGATAACTGCCATGGCCCTATGGCGTCAGTGCGAAATGCGCCTTCAGGTAGAACTAAATGATCATTGGACGTTACGAAAGAGAGCAGTGAATCGTCGTCGAATGCAAAACCTGGAGTGCCAAAATCTGGGGACCCTTTGTAAACGCCATAGTTGCCTGCTATGCGTTCGTTTGCGTTTGGGCCTACCGTTTCGCCCAACCGATACCATGCACGCGGATTCTGAAAGCCCATTTCGAGCTCCCAAGCAGAACCCAACACTGTATTTGCTAATTGGGCTATGCCATCGGAGCATTCCAACACGGCTACGGAATCGTTAGGGCCATTGTATCTCTGAATGATTCTGTCGATTTGTCCAGTGAACAATGGGTACGTGACGGTGTTGTAGGTGACTTCAGAACGTATCTTTTTGTCCGGCAAGATATTGCCAGGGGAAATGCTTGCTGCATAGTCGGGATCGAATAGGCGCGATTGGTTCGACATTGTAAAGGTAGCGAACCCGGGTTGGGGGGAGTCTATTGACTTGGACTTTCCTCGTTTCGTGTAGCCGTTGCGCAACAACGAACTGACGTCAGTCCATACGCCAGTAGTAAACTCTATTTCAAGCTTGACTACGGGTTCGGGCATTAGGTTGCCTTGAAATTGAGTCTTGCCCCGCGATTCTGCTTGCGCAGTAGCCCGGCATGTATGAGGTCCGTTAACTGGTCCTCGGAAATGATCATGCCGGCATTGATGTAAATGTCGCCACTGTTGTTCGCTATGTTACTGGTGACGCTTGCAGGACGGACTTCTTCGCCTCTGTGAACAACGGCGAGTCCAGTCTCAAGAACGGTTCCACCAGTGGCTAGTCGCGGGAGTCTAATGTTGGCCAATCCACTAGGGATTAGGTTCCCAACTCCTGGGATTCGGCTTAGTAGCGTCAATGGCGACGCAAGCGCTCGTGCCAATGTTTCAATTCCGCCAATGATAAAGTTCAGTGTTGGACGAATGGCTCCCGACCACACTGCTTGAAATACGTCCCCTAGCGCTCCTACAGCGCCAGAAACTAGGCCAAATTTCTTCTCCAGCAGAATCAATCCAGCGATAATTGCACCGCCCGCGAGTAGGCCGATGATGAGAGGATGCGAAGATACGAAGGTCATGGCTTGCGATAGCTTAGGCATAAGGCTTGAAACGCCGGGGATGATTCCGGAGACGACCTCGAATCCTCCCGATAGGTCGCCAAACGCCCTGAACAACGTGGTCGCACCTTCTGTCGGGAGCCCGAAGGCTGCTCCTAGGCCGTCCAGCAGGTCGGCTGAACCTATGAATGCTTGTTCATTGCCGCCTACACGTTCGCCTAAACGCTTATGGGCGGCCGATGACGTATCTACATCTTTGCTCATTCGGCGCGAGGCGTCACCTACGCGGTCAAATGCTTTAACGGCGTCCGACTCGTTGCCTTCAAAGTTAATTCTGATCTGTCGAGCCATTTACCGCAGTCTTTCCGTGGCTTTGTCTGCGAATCGGTCCGCCTGGCGCAACACGCCTATCTCTTGAATGGCAGGGAAAAGATAGCGTCCGCCTCGAATGTAACGGCGTACGACTCTCTTTTTGAACCCGACACGGCCGCCGAAGTCAAAGAATCCGTAGTAGTCGACGCCGTCCCCGGCGGACACTGTAGGGCCGATGGAACGGATTGAACGCATGGCGCGTCCAGACTTTGAGTCGCGGCTGGCCTTGCGCCGCGCCAGGTTTGCCATGTCGTCCGCCAGCGCACGTTCCAGCTCGGGCATGTCGTTGCTCAAACGCCGTGCAGCTTCAGTGATGCCAGCCTGAACGTCGTCCAGTCCCTTGAGCTTCAGCTTGACCATTGGGCCTAGCAGTACCGCAATAGCAGAAAGAAAACAATCAGGAAGGTGACTCCGGCGGAGACGGCAAAGTAGATGTAGGATCGCTTAGGAATTTCACTCGTCTTTCGCAGTCCGCCCACCGAGACAAGAGTTCCGTGAGGATCGGATCCGATACGTTTGATGTTGGCGTCCGGTTGTGTCGCCGTGCGAAGTAGCCATTCGTTATCAACGCGACTGATATCGATGATGCACCTGCTATCAGTGCGCTGATTGCGAGTTCCATGTATCCTCATTAGGCGCTCCTATCGTAACGGTTGATTCTCCCATGCTTCATATATCAACCAATCTCGCCATTCTTCGACTTCAGCGCTTGACAATTCCCGTATTTCTCCGAGGGTTTTCCCTAGATGCTTGGCGAGGATATAGTCGATTCGGTCAATTTCACCTAGGGCTAGACCCCGCCTTCGTCTTTTCCCTCTTCAACCCCTAGTCCGCTGAGATGGGCTATGTGGTCGATAAGTGCAGCGACATCGTCATTGCGTGCATTCTCATACCAAGTCTCAACTTCGGGTTCGGTGGCGTCGAACGCATACTGGATCGAAAGTTTCTCAACTTTCTCGACGTCAGGCATTTCAGCCTTGCACCTAAGCGCTTGAGCACGGCTAAGGCCACGAATGCAGGCAGTTGCGCCCGATGGAAGTTTTACTTCAGCGGTGGGGCAAACTGAAATGGGGAGAGTCATTACGGGAATACCCCTACGGTAACGGGACCATTTACCCTTAGCGTAGCCGCAAACTTGACTACACCTTCAAGCGGGGCGGAAACTCGGAATCGCTCTACCCAACAGTTTCCAGAATACTTGGTTTTGCCTACAGCGTTGCCGAGGGGGCCGAACTCAAAACCAGACAGCACCTTAGCCGCAAGCACGCCGCCTAGGACTACTTGCGGACCGGTGACGGCGGTGTCGTCAAACTTTCCCGCCACTTCAATTGCAGCGCCGTTCAGCCCTGGCAAGTAGATCTTGTCTTCCAACCCAACGGTTGTGGATTCGCTCATATCAATTTGCCGGTCGAATTCTGCGTTGTCTATGAACACAGAGATATTGCGCAGTGTCCCGCCGGTGTCTTTGACGGATAGATATTGATTCTTGCCGTGACCTTGAGCCATTAGCCGATTACCTCCACGGTAAATTCTGCGGCATAAAAATCAGTTCCAGCGAACGAGACTATTTGAGGAACTACGTTCAACACCACCGTCGAATCAACCGCTCCGCCAAGTGTGATGTCTGTGTAAAGAGCGGTACGAATGGATCTGGGGCCGCCGGGCATCGTGTAAGGAACAAGTTCATTGTACGCCGCCTTAGCGTCCGCCTTGCCCACCATGACCCATAGTGGAAAGTTGTACTGAAAACTGGCGTCATTGACAGTGAGGGGTTGAAGCTCTGGTGGCGAAATGGCGCAAGCCGGTGGTTCAATTCGTTCGACCGGATAGCCATAGAACCGTAGTCCCGGGATAACTGCAAGCGCATTCCCCAGTCCATCGACAACGTCCGACCAGTCGATCACTGGACTTCCATCCTTACGTAGCGCGACAACATCACCGCTACGTCGGGGTCGACCTTAGCCAATAGGCGTAGTTCTGACCCTAGTTCAGGTGAACCGGCAATGCCGTACGGCGAGTTTCTACGGCTGAAAAGACGGCTAGCCTGGATTAGGCAAGCATTCTTTACAGCGGTAGGGACTGATGCAGCATAACCCCATTGTGCGGTTACGTATACTCTTCTTTGGCTGAACCCAAACAAGCTTGGCCAAGTTAATACCGTGGCGTTGTAAGCGATTGACGTATAAGGTTCCCGGTAAGCGGGGGCATTGTACGGTTCCAACCGATAGCCTGAACTGACCCCCTCCACTTCCAACGGAATGGCTATACCATTCTGCATGACGACTAGGTCGGTGGCCGTATAGATGTCGTCAACTTCAACCCGCCCACGTACAGGGTCATATGAGCGGGTTGAAGCGACTCCGGTAGCGGAGAACGTTCGGTCACAATGTCCGTCGATTGCCTCGGTTGCGGCGTCAAGCGCTAGTTGAATTAACGTGTCGTCGGCGTTGTCGATAATGCGCAAGCTCGACTTCAATTCTTCAAGAGAGGCATAGGACGATTGTGTCTCGTATTCGGTGAACTGGGCCGCTCCGCTACCGGCTATAGTCCAAATGCCAAAGACCGCTCCGTCCGCGGCGTTGACGCCGAACGGGGATTCGTACAGCATGCCAGCCGGTATGGCGACGTTGTAGTCGACCAGACTCACTGCGGTGACTCCGAGGCCGAACTTGATGCGCAGTTCGGCCGCTGAGTCGTTGTGTACGATGAACCCTATTCGGTCGTTGCTCGGCGCAAGTTGCACCGATGCAGCGGACTGGGCGATCCGTGACATGTCGTATTAGGCGGCGGCCGTCACGACACGGTAAGCGTTCACGTCCTGCACTCTGCCGTCGGCCCTGGCCCAAGCCATATAGCCGATCTGGCCAGTGCGAGCGAACAGTTCGCGCAGCACCAGTAGCGTGATTTCACGTACGTCACGGATAACGTATGCGCGGCGCATGTTGCCGAATGCGATGGTTTTGGCACTGCCGGCCCACGTAGCGGGCAACGTGTTGTCAACCACGACACGATGACCGCGGATGGTGTGAACCGGTGCGCCGGCGATTCCGTCCGTCGACGTTCCGAGCAACGGTCGTCCGTTGGCGTCCAGCAAGCCTTCTGCGAGCGCCAGGATCGCGTCATTCATCACGAACACGTTCTCGCCGTCTATGCGGTATTCGGGATCAATCGAGTGCGTGATGCTGATGTAGTTCGTCAGGGTCATGCCAACGGTGTTCGAGGCGATCGTCAAGCCGGAAACGCCTCCGGTGAGCAGACCTTGCGGTTGGCTGACGCCAGTCCCGTTGACCCAGTCAACCGCTTGCTTGCGCCAGATTCGCATCGCCAGGTTGCGTTCGACCAAGCTTTCAAGGTCGAACTCTGCGTCCTGAGCCAGCTCCCATGACACCTTGAGGGGTTCTCCGCCAACGCCGACCGCCTCGTACTTGTACGCGCCCAGAGTGTTTTCGGCGAGGACCAGGTCTGCGCCGCCCGCGGCCTGGACGTTCTCGGCGACGATCTCGCCCTGGTTGGACGTGTCGTCAAGCGTAGGCCAGGGGAGCGGGTTGCCCGAGGCGGTCGAGACATGCTCGACCTCGGCGGCAAGACCGCCGATTTTCCGCAACCGTTCGATGATCCTGTTCCGGAACCCTTCAGGCACGAGGAAACCTCCAGCGGGGCCGGTTGTGGTTCCCTGTGCCCGGAACGTCAAGTCATCGTTCGGCACTCCGGTGCGGAGGTAGGACCGAAACGCCCGGTCTTCGCCCGTTTCCGTGGCCTTGGCGACCGCTCCAGCGTGAACGTGAAGGTCCGTTCGGGTAGGCGTGTTGTAGGCCGAGTTTCTGTTCACGATCTCTTGGTTCCGGCGGATCACCGCCAGTTCCCTTTCGAGCGCCTCGTAGCGCTCCGCCTCTTCGTCGTTCAGCGGACGGGTTTCGCCATTTTCTCCGCCGCTTGCAGCGCCATCAATGATCGCTTGCAGCGCCGCGAGAATCTCTTCAATAGTTTTCACAACTTCCCTTTCTTGTGTCTACTCGCCGCGCGTGCGAGGATTAGCCTGCTTCTGTTGGACGATACCACTTTATCGTGTCGGAACATCAACATCCCTGACTCGGAACGCAGAATGGCGTCATTCGCGCCGTCATAGGCCGGAAACGTCACGATGGACGTGTCAACGACACGCAAGAAGTTGTTGCGCCGTCGGATGCGTTTCCCGTCTTTGGCGCGTCCGTATGTGTCGGTCCCCTCATCGGGCATAAACCCAAACGAAAAACCGGTCAAGTCTCTGCGCTTTACCAAGACGCGCAAGTCGCGCCCGAGCGTGGTATCCGGTAGTTCACAATCGATCGCCAGTCCGGTGTCGTCAACGCTTACCTGCAATGTCCCACTTTGCGTTCGGCCCAATAGGTTGTCAGGATCGTGGTTGTAAAGGAACCGTATATCTTCGCCTCGCTGTAATACTTGGTCAAATGCAGTAGGCGCGATTTCTTCGTATTCACCACAGATCGGGGCAAGTTGATTGAACACAGAAGCATGACCTTGAAGATGATTCTCGTCCACCATATCCATTCGAAACTCTGTTGCTATTAGCCTTTTAATTCTCACTCTACGTTTCCGTTTTCGATCTAGGGACGGGGGGGCAAATTCCGAATCGCCCTTGCTTCACTTACCGTGAGTATTTCGGCTTGCACCTGGCGGATTAGCAGATCAATTTCCTGCTCCGGCGAAGGTTGAAGCAAACCGGAATAGTCAAACTCGCAGAATTGACTGCGTGGGAGCAAAAGACTAAGTCTTTGTTCAATCCGTGAAGTCCAACCCATTAGGCACATGACCTTGAAAGACTTTACAAGTTCCTGAATGCCAGTTCCCCAAGAAGTAGCGCCCGTGGCCGACAAAAGTTCTTTAGGGACGCCAGTCCAGCGGGCTACTTCGTCTATCCCGAATTGGCGTGATTCCAGAAACTGCGCGTCCGCCGCGCTCATCGTCCACGGCTTGAAGTCAACTTGAGCAGGTACAAAGGCAACATCGCCGGCGGCTTCAACGCCAGCCTTCTTCCGCAAGCCTTGCAGGACCTTAGCTACTTGTGTTTTGGTCGCAGAGTCCTTGAGACTCAACAGTCCGCCTAGCAGCATTCCGTTCTTGTACATGCGCGCCGCGGCGCGATCGCCAGCCAGCGCAGTCCCCAGACTCTGTCGAGCGACGCCTATGGGGGAAAGACCAACGATTCCGTCATAGTTGAGGCCAGGAATGTGGGTCAAGTCAAGCGACGTAAAGTTGCGCGTCCCGCCATCCATCCTGACTGGGAATATCTTCCCCATAGTCTTGTCTATCGTCACTCTCCCGACGATCATGGGATTAAGCGGAGAGAGGCCGATAATTTGGCTCGCGCCGCCGTAGATGTTCATTAAGTAATTGTTGCCCCATAGCATCAATTGAGCCACTACAGTTTCAGTCCACTCGAACTGAGTCATGTCTGGATGTGGCTGATCTAGGAACGAAGAGATTCGTTCTCTAGTGTCGCTTGAACGGCGGTACGTCTTTAGTGGCAGTGCTGCAATCGTGCCAGCGCACAGACTCACTGCACGCCAATAGGCCGACAGTCCAAGCGCTGTATGCTCCGTAACTTCTACGCCAGCGCCTGACATGGAACCGATGCCCAAGTACTCCGCCAGAGCGGGGTCGCCTATTCCAAACTGTTGGGACCGTGTTTCTTCGTGCTTAGGCGCGACAGCGTTTCGGCGCATGGTCGTGATGGTAGCACTGCGGCGGTTACAATGAGTTGATGGCAGGTCGTAAGCCCGGTCCGAAAAGTGCAGTTTTCCCGTTGGACCTTTCCGGTCTTTCATCCGAATTTCCGCAACGAGCGTTCGATTTAATCGGCATGTTCGGTTACGAACCATACCGTTGGCAACGAAAGGTAATCGAACGCATATATGCGGATCGGTCTAAAGCTCCACCGCTTTATTATGTTCAAGTAGCAAGGAAGAATGGAAAAACTGCGCTTGCCACAATGGTTGCGCTCATCGAAATGTGTCTGTTTGACGGCAGACATATCTATGCAGTCTCTGATTCGCAAACAAACTTAAGCTCAGTTTTTTGGCTTGAATTTACCTCAAGACTGCGCTCGTCACACTTGCAGGATTGCTTTATGGTTTATCAACTTAAAGTTGAAAATCCAGTAACCGAATCATTCATCCAAATGAGGCCGGGGAACTTTGCTGCATCTCAAGGCATCAATCCTCACGTGGTGTTGGCCGACGAAGTTCACCTAATGAACCGTGAAACTTTCAATGGCTACCTAATGAGCGGCGACGCCAGAGATGACGCAATGTTGTTTGGAATTACAACACCTGGCTACAACTTGGACGGCATAGCGTTCGACCTCTACAATGAATCTAAAGTAGGTGGCGACCCAGACTTGGACGCTACCATCTTCGAACCGGATGATCCTAAGTGCAGTCCGCATGACGAAGACGCATGGCGACAATCGAATCCCGCTTACGAAGAAATTCCTGCACTGCGTGAAGCGCTGATCCGTCACTCTCGACGTATGCCGGAGAATGACTTTCGACGGTTCCGGCTTGGTCAATGGACTGCCACACAGAAGGCATGGTTCCCCTACGGCGCATTCAAGGCTTGCGCGGTTGACGAACCGATACCCGATGACGCACGAGTTGTGCTCGCGTTGGATGGATCGTGGAGCGGGGACACAACCGGACTGGTGGCGTGTTCGTTCGAACCGCGTCGAGCAGAGGTGATCGGACACTGGAAACCTCCTGCAATGGATACGGGTTCGTGGCGCGTTCCGATAGCCGATGTGGAACAAGCCATACGCTTGGCGGCGGTCCGGTTCGAAAACCTAGAAGAAATTGTCTGCGATCCGGCGCGATGGTCACGGTCGATACAGGCGCTAAGTGACGAGGGCTTGCCGATCGTTGAGTATCCTCAGTCCAGACAACGTATGATCCCCGCCACACTGGCCTTTTTCGAGGCAGTGTTGGACGGTGAACTTGAGTGGTGCGACAACGACCTCGGCAAGGCGCTAGAGGTCCACGTAGGCATGGCTGAAGTCAAGGAGACAGAAGACGGAGCGGTCATCAGAAAGCCGTCGTTTGCGCCGGCAAGCAGTAACACCGACTTGGCAGTATGCGCAGTCATGGCGCATGACCGAGCTTGCCGCATCACGGATCACGAAATTGAAGTTCACTGGGTAGATGTAGCCTAAAGAAAGGATTACACTAAGTGGCACGTATCGCTCAAACCACCGCATCGGTTCAGCTTGCGCCGAGCCAAGATAGAACGGGGTTTTTGGTGCACAACGACTCCACCGCCGAACTGCGGATCAAATTCGGAGCAGGGGTCACCTCCGTCAGTCTTACTGACTACAACGTTGCGATTCCTAGCGGAGCGCTCTATGAGTCTCCGTTCGGCGTCAATACATCCGACGGAGCCATTTACGGCATTTGGAACGCCGCTGGCGGCGGCGCTGCGCAAGTGACGGCGTATCTTGACGCTGCTCAGATTTAACAAGAAAGTGATGGAATATTAGTGCCACTTAGATTCGGTGCACTTCAGTTGCAAGTTGTTCAAGACTGGACTACGTTTGCCCCGGGAAATGGATTTACTGCTGGTGCAGTCCCGCCGCAATACATGATTACAAATAAGAGAATCAATCCAGGTAGTCTCACCGAAAGGTTTTTGTGGTTAAGGGGTCAAATGGTAGTTCCTAATCCCAAACCAGTACTTACAGTAGTCGTCTTTTCAACATTTCCGGTATCCGTATTCCGCTTAGTGGAACAAGCAGACCTAAACACTGCTCCGGGCTATGGCGGCGTGGGAAGGCGCACACAAGTGTTTATGCAAACCACCACATTAGTTTGGGCAGGAGGTTCGGACGTGGCGAGCGAGGTAATTGAATTGGACACCTACGGTCCCTTCCGCGTGGTTTGAGCAAATGCTCAAAGCAAACGCTCAACCATTGAACATATGCTCAAATTTAAGCGAACCGTTAAAGCAAACGCTTAAAGCAAACGCTTAAAGCAAACGCTTAAAGCAAACGCTTAAAGCAAACGCTTAAAGCAAACGCTTAAAGCAAACGCTTAAAGCGTGTGAGCTAGACTTTCGCCGCTCAAGGTGGTACCATTGGTCCGTCGCTCATGCAGTCGACGGATATTGGTCAGGCTCTATCCTCTCGATTGCATGAGCGACCAAACGAAACGCAACTACCACCAGAGAGGAAGTCCATGATCGGACCTTTTATCGACTACTCCGCCAAAGACGCCGGCGGCAAGCGCAAGTTCCGCGCCGGATGCATGGCCTGCGGTTGGAGATACGTAAGCGATGACGAGGATGCTACGTTCTACGCTCTCGACGTGCACTACGAAGAATGCGGAGGCCCCTCTCGTACGGCGCTGGACCACTCATACGACCTTTGGTTGTTCCACGGAGAAGACCCAATTCAAATACTGCTCCGCATACACGCCGCCAAAGACTACGCCATAGGTGAAAACCTCACGGCCGTAGCGCACAGAATCGGGGAATCTCTACGCAACAACGGTCCTGCATGGGAGTGTATCTCCAGGGTTGAGATTCATCGAATCGAAGATGTCACCTTCCCCCCTTGCAACTGCGACGCCAACCCCGACACACTGGAGGCATACCACAACTTCAGCGTTTAACCGTAGGGCCAGGTTTTTGCCTGGCCCGCTTTATCCCGTGCGCAAGCATGGGATAAAGCGGGAAAGGCATAAGCCTTTCAAACGATACACAACGAAAGGATCATCCATGCAGTTCAATACCCCGCCGAAAGCGGGAAGCAAGACCTCCGACTTTGTCGGCATCCCCTTGGTCATTACGACAGTCCACGGCCTCAAGGATGTCGAAACGTCGCTAGGCGAAGCGCAAGCAGTTGTCGTCGACCTTCTGGTCCTCGACTACGAAGACCCCGTTGGATTCCCCGGCGACGACGACTACTCTCGGGGAACCGCCTACCTCAGGGACGTTCCAGGAGCGTTGGTGTTCTGGAGCGTCGTGCAACGCCAGCTCTTGAGCCGGGACTTCGCACCTCCGGTCGCGGGGAAGTTCGTCCTGCACGGTAAGGCATACATCCTGGAACCGTTGAGCGACGTGGAGTTGGAGCTGATCGCTGAACTCGACTCGTTCGACTCAAACCACCCTGCCGCGTTCGACTCAAACCACCCTGCCGCTTGAGCCTAATCGTCAAGCCCTACGCCGAGCGCCGCCGACAACCGTCGGTGGCGCTCGTTTCTTTTGTGGGCGAACGCCTCCGTTACGTCACCAACAACGGCGAATGCCGCGAGGGCGACCCAGAGACACTGTGGCGGGAACTGGCTCAACGTGAGCGCTACGTCGCCCATACGGTTGACCGCGGCAGGCCACGGAACAGACTGGTCAACGGCGCTCCGCCCATAGTCGTTAGCCCTAGACGTGGGTCAATTCGTGACCTAGTAACAACATGCGACGCCAGACATTGGGTTGGCTTGCGCAACGATCACGGTAAATACAAGACGATCGTTCACGATAACGGACCGACCGTCAAACGCCTAGGCATCAACGCCGACTCCGACTTAGCCGCTGAAGCGCTCTTTACATTTGTGGCGTTCTGCAATTCAAAGGGTGTGCGCTTCAACGGATCAGTTGCGGGCGCTGGATACAACCTATTCCGCACCACCTTGACCAAGCCATTGAGTTTTTGGTCGCCTCCTAATGTCATGGAGGCGTTGTGGCCAGGACGACGCGAATGTTTGGAACCCCCTAAGCGCTACTACGACATGGCCTACTACGACATCAAGTCCGCGTACCCCTACGCCCTGATGGACGACGGTTCCCTGCTTGGACGCGGCATTCCGACGCACTGGCGTTGGCAAGCCGAAGGTTGCATCAAGGCCGCGAACCAAGAGGCTTATGGTGATTGCAGGGTTTTCGTCCCATATGACAACACTCCCCCCAACCCCTTTCCGGTCCGTTTAAGGCCAGGAACCCGCCGGGAAAACATTTCCTACATGACTGGGGCGTTCACGGGGACTTATCCATTTCGAGAAATGATCACCGGCTACGATTACATACTCGCTAATCCGACGAACTGTTGGGTTCCTGATCGCTATACGGATGCATTTGCGTCCGTTGAATGGCAAGCCTTGCGTCTAGAAATGCGCTCGCTCCCCGGGCTAGCGGGCAAGTTGGGCAAGCTGGCCGACAATTCACTGTGGGGAATGTTTGCATTCGACAATTCAGCGGACAAAGAAATACGATGGTTAAACAGAAACGGCGACCCCAACAATGTAGAGGAAAAACGTAAGCCTGGCGTAAGGCGAATCCACGGCGCTGGCGTAGCTGTAACCGTAACAGCGCGTGTTCGTAAGCGAGTATATGACGGGATTAAATCTTCGGACGCCATTTATTGCGACACCGACGGCATCATAGCGCCATACCTGCTAGCTCCTTCTTACATGAACGGCAAGCGGAAAAAGACAGAAGGCGAATGGGAATTAAAGCAACGATTCGGCGTAATTGACATTAAGGCACCACAAGTTTACCGTTGGCTAAATGACGGTGACGTCAATTGGCGCTACTTTGCAGAAAGTATGCCGCACAAATTTGACTCTTTTCCGATCGAAGTCAATAGGCCAAATGGCGACGGAATGGGCAACGCTGGTGCAATGTCGCAACGAGTGGCACAGATACGCAAACTGCGTGGCCACTAATGTTCTCCTGCATCTATTGCCATAGAGAAATAACATTTCCACTATTTTACCTGCATGACTGTGACGATCAATTCCCAATCTGTCACTCGTGCGTTCAAAGATTGCTTGGTTGGATTAGACCCCGAGAATGCAGTAGTTTGGAATATGAATTATCCGGTAGCGTCTACATAGTTAGGACAAGACGATAAAGCCTAGAACAAAACTCTTTCGTCCGCTATTTCATGAAAGATGTTGTCCCTGCCAAACGTGCGATATGGTCAGATACCAGAATCATATGGCAAGACTAGCCCTCAATTTCCGCCCCATTACCTACCCTCCAGCGTTCTACAAGTCAACAGACTGGAGCACATATCGGTATGAGTAAACCCAAGCTCTACAAGTGCAAGTGGTGTTCACTCGTCAACGTCGGACTCAACCGCCATGCAGCACATGAGCGCATCCACCAGCGCTCAGAGACAAAGGAAGAGAAAGCTGGACGTCTCAACCTCTCTTCTCCGCCACCGCCGCCAGCAAAACGCCGAGAATCACTAGACAAAACGATCCCGTTGTGGTAGAGTTCTGTCCGTCCTTCACAACGAGGACGCACGACGCACCGAAAGGATCACCATGGAACTGACACTCAAGCAGGTCGACGGCTTCACGCCACGAACACGTCAAACGAGCGTTGACCGTCTAGCGGCGTTTCAGCCGACGCTGGACGCGGTCAAGGCCGGAGCGCCCGGAATCTTCACGATCGCAGAAGGCATGACGCAACGTGAGGCTGCTCAGTTGGCGTCTTTCCTGGTCTCTCGCCACGACTTGACCTGGACCTTTGCTGCACGGACCAACGGCAACGGCAACTCGGTCGTTCAGGCGCAACACCACCCTGACCAGGAGCGCCAGGTTCGAACCTACACGCGCCGGCCCAAGACCGACGACAACGGAACGACCACGACGGAGACGAAGGCAAGCAAGAAGTGAACGCATTCGCACGCCAATTCCTCGGCAGGGTCGGACGGTGGTCGTCGGCGGTCACGCTCCTGTACGTCATGTGCGCCATCAGCGCTTCACGATCGGGTGGCCTCGTGCTCACCTAGTCCCCCCTCCCCTCCCCCCACCGCCCCCCTGACCCTCCCACCAGGTCAGGGGGGCCTCTCTTTGCCCCCCGCGCCGCGCCGACCACGCGCTGCCCCTGCCTGTGAAATTTTTCACAAGCCCCCC